ATAATGGAAATAAATGGAATTTTTTTGTTGATCATTGGAGTAACTCAAAAGTTACATCTGATACTACAGTTGTTATAAATAAGTGGTATCATATTGTTGGGACATTTTCAAGTTCAGGTACTATAAAACTTTATATAAACGGGAGTGAAGAAGGTACACCTGTAACTGGGATTACGTTGGATGGATTAACTACATCTCCAGTACTTATGGCAGGTACAGATGGTAAAATGTCAAATTTTCAATTGTGGAATAAAGAACTTATAGGTTCAGAAGTAGAAACTCTTTACAACAATGGTCAGCCATTAATGACAGGTACGCAACCACAATCTGCTAATCTTCGGACTTGGTATAAACTAAATCAATCAGCAAATTGGGAAGCCGACACTGCTAGTATTTGGCAAATACCAGATAATAGATCAGCATATCCACAAAGTTTTAATTTTGATGGAAGTGATGAAATTGAAGTACTAAATGTAGGAAACTTATTTAGTGGTATTACAGAATTTAGTTTTGCTGGATGGTTTAATTTAGCTACATTTAGCCATGTTCAAATTTTTAACATTTTAGATGGTAGTACTGCGAAGTTTGGAATTAATATGTATGCTAATCAATTAAGATTTAATGTATATCCTGGTGTTGCTTGGATTGCTAATTTACAAAATATAACAAGCACAAATAGATGGTTTCATTACGCAGGCGTTTTTGATGGGTCTGGAGCTACTAATACTGATAGATTAAAGTTATATATTAATGGGCAACCACAAACAGTAACATATTTAAATACTCCACCTTATACTGATACACCAAGTTCGTTTCAAACGATGCCTGCAAATGCTAATATTTCTATAGGAGGTGCCTTATCTCCTTTCAATGGAATGAATGGAAAAGCAAGTAATATACAAGTATGGGATACGTCACTTTCAGAACCAGAAATAGAAACACTTTATAATTCAGGAGTACCACTAACAGGAACACAACCACAAGAAGCTAACCTAAAATTGTGGTATAAACTTGATAATACAGCGATTTGGTATGAAAACACAGGGCAATGGGGTATACCTAATGCTGCGTCAACAAATACTCAAATAATAAACTTTTCAAATTAATAATTATGCCAGGAGGAACATTTGCAGGCGCATATAGTAGAAGAGACGTAGGTAATCCGCCAAGACCTTGGGTAGATCCAACTGATTCAACTATAACAGGTGACAATGCTATAGGAGATGATTTAGTAAATAAACCAGTTACAATATCTTTTTGGTTTAAGTTTAGTCAAGCTAGAGTTACTTGGCTTAACACTATGAATTCATTTTTTGTATTTGGAAGATGGACGTTTGAGCCACATCATAATGCTGCTAATAACAAAGGTTTCTCATGCTACATGAGTAATATGGGTTGGTTAAGTTATTATCCTACAATTACATTTCAATATGGCGCTTTGCAATTTAGAAAAGTATTACATAGATCAACCTATACAACTTGGAACTTATGGGACACGGCTAATATGGATGGTTGGATGCATGTATTAGCTTATTTCACACCTGGTGAACCAGCTAATGACTATACAAAGCATGACATGTACTTTAATAATGACAATACTAAAGGAACATTTTCAAACAATAGGCCAACGGCTACTGACATATTTCCTAACTATACTGATGCTACAATTATAGGTAATTCTTTTAGTAATCCTTACTATTATTTAACTAATGTTGGCAATAGAACTATACTAGGAGCTACTACTGATAACAATGGTGGATATAGTGATCCTAATAGGGGTTATCAAATGAAAGAACTTGTAGTTTACGATAGAGTTATTACAGCTGAAGAAAGAAATACAATATGGAATAATGGCACTTCATTAGGTGACAAAGATTTATATCCTGATACGCCGCTTACTGGTTATTTATTTCCTAACTCAATGACATATGAGCCTGAATTTTATAATAACCAACAAAAACAAACAGGAAGATGGAAAGTAGCAAATGTATATGGAAGTAAATATCATTTAACAAGTAATTATTATAGAGTAACTAGTAATAATGATATTTATGCTAAAATGGATAATTATCCTTCTTCTATTATTTTAGAAACTAATACTGCAATGAGTAATTAATATGGATGCAAATAGTTTAGTCAACAACAACGTTTCTGCATTAAATGGCGCAAGTGCAGGTAATATGAACACTACTAATCTAGTAGCTAGTAATATTAGTAGAACACAGCCGTATAGTAGTTATAGTTTTAATTTTGATGCAGGAGTTAGTGATTACATTGAAATTAATAATCCAGGCTCTATATTTGCTTATGGTGAAAGTGCGTTTACTTTTTCAGGTTGGGTTAGCATAGATGTTTATTCAGATCAAGATGGTATATTTGGTAGATTTCAAGACACAAATAATCGTGCAACAATAAAACTTACTTTTAGTTCTCCTTTTAATGGCTTAATGTTTCAAACTGTAAAATCAGGTGCAAATAGTTATATTCGTTGGGATGGAATACTTCCAAATCCAACAAATAGTGAATGGAAACATATATGCTTAACTTATGATGCTGCAAATATAAAACTTTATGTTGATGGTGCAGATCAAGGAGCTGGAACAGTAACTGGTACTATGCCTACTACAATGCCTAATTTATCAGCTGCTACTAAAATAGATATAGCTGTTGATAAACAAGTAGGTGTTCCTTCACGTTGTTTTAATGGTAGAACCTCTAATTTCTGTGTGTTTAATAGAGTTTTAACTCAAGATGAAATATTAAAAATTTATAACAACGGCATTACACAAGATTTACAAGCTACATCTTCATTTAGTAATAACATATTAGCTTGGTGGCCAATGGATCAGCGAAGCTCTTATTATGACGGAACTGACTGGGTAGTGAGAGACTTAGAAGGAGGTAAAGATGGTAATGGCATTAATACAGGTAATGTAGATGATATGGTTGGAAGTGCTCCTGGTTCAGAAGCTAATGGAACTGGAAATAATTTAACTATAGCGGACTTAAAAAGTAATATGTATAATAGTGATAAAAACGCATATAGTATTAATATGGGTGATTATGCTGATACCATAACTAATCCAGCTAACTCAGGTAGATCAACAGATACACCTTAAAAATTAAATAAATGACAACTTATATAGTAATAGATATTGACACGCAGACTTCTAAAATAGATTTTAGTCAGATAAATACTACAAGTTCACAAACTATGAGAAGAAATGTAGCTAATACACAAGCTATGCTTTCATATCAAGTAACTCCTAGTTTTATAACTAATGGTAGGGTAACACCTGTTTCAACTTTAAACCACGAAGAAGCATTAGCGTTGCTGGCTACACCAGCTTGGACACCTGAAGAACCGCCAATAGAGTAATATGTTTATGGGACTGGGCATGCCTGTGCCCGATATAGCAAATATACCCGGACCTTCTAGACCAGGTTATGGAGCTAAAGATGAAAGATTCATTACTAGTTGGAATATAGATAGTGATTTTGTAAATCAAACATTTTATTTTAGAAGAGCTACTACTGGAACTACTAATAATAATACTTATTTTGATTATGAAATAGACTGGGGAGATAATACACCTAAGGAAACTTTTACTGATAATACTATACCTTCTCATGTTTACACTTCTGAAGGTATATATGATATAAAAATAAAAGGCCTTTTTTCAGGTATGACATTGGGTTATAGATCAGGAAATCAATATTATGGAAGACCGGAAGCTGTAAAATTATTAGAAATAAAAAATTGGGGAGATGTTCAATTTTCTAGTTTTTATTATGGTTTTATGAATTGCCATAATGTAGTTATAACAGCTAAAGATGAACCTACTTTTAGACAAGCTGGTAACTCAGGGTATATGCAAGGCATGTTTCAGGCTTGTAGAAAAATAAAAGAATTAGATTTTACACCATTTAAACCAATGATGGAAAATATGGGAAGTGCTGGAATGATAAGATTATGCAACGGTATGGTTAAAGCTGAAAAAATAATTATACCTCCAATGACTACAAATGTAGGAAATAGTTATAGTGACTCTACATTTAATAGTATTGGTAACAATGCTGGTATGGAAATAATAAATCCAGGAAGTGGATTAGCTGCAGGTAGTTATCAAACAACAACTGATACTGGTAATTTTCAAATATATATAGATCAAGTAGATGCATCTGGCGGGCTTTTAGAAGGCAGATACCGCTTAACAAATATTGATAATAGTTGGGTTAAAGATACAGTATTTAATTTTGCTGGAGGTCTTCAAATAAAATTAACAACTGAAAAACCAGGTTGTAATCTTATAATGAAAGATATTACATTTAATAACAGTCCTAGATTTAGAAGTTTACTTTATAGTGCTGTTATTAACGAAGCAGATTTATCTAATTGGACTTTTCCATCAATAGATATTATGCAACAGTGGTTATTTTTAAATAATGCTGGTTACGATTCTGTTGTTAACATGGATAATTGGTCAACTACTGGTAGTGGAATTACAACTATGAGCTATTTTATGATGGGCAATAGATATGATAAACCTTCATTAAGAGGTCCTAAAATACTTAAAACTACAAATTGGGATGCCAATGTAACTGAAAACCTAACAAACTTTAGTTCTTTAGGAGGTACTGCTAGTGGTAGATATTCTAGGCTTAGAGAATGGCATGGTTTGAATAATATAAAATTAGGTAAAGTTACTAGTTTCAACAGGATGTTTGAGTATATGTATTATTTACATTTAAAAAGCGAAAATGGTAGAAATTTTTCAGACACTTGTATGGACAATAGAGTTTCTACACCAACTAGTATAAATTGTCAGTTAATGTGTAATAGCTTAGCAATAAATGCATATCTAGAAGGTGATACAAGCGATATGCAACCACCAAATCTAACTGGTTGGAATTTTAATGCTGCAAATCCAGTTAGTCTTTCTCAAGCGTTTTATCAAATGGCATTACCAAACGATGATGCTAATACAACTGGAGGTATATCTTGGGATTTAAGTGATGTTGATTTAAGTAATATAAGTTCTTTAGCAAGTTCTTTTAGAAGAATTAACTATAGCCCAACAAGCGGGCAAAATAGACCTAGTGGTGCTCAAACTATAAAAATAGATAGTTTTAGTTCTACTTGTACAAGCATGAATTATTTAACTCAACAAAGTACAATAACTAATTGGGATCTTAGAGGATCTGATCTTTCTGGCGTTACAGATATGCAAAGAGTTTTTGGTGAAGAAGTTTCATCTATAAATAATTTTCGCTTTCAATTTGATAATACTGTTAATTTAAATGCTGTTACAACCGCTACTGGATTTTTAAATTATAGTGGTAGAATATTAAACGCAAATGACTATGCAAATATGCTTAGGGCTTTTAGTACCACTAGTAACACGGGTGTTAGAATAGATTTAGGTGGAACAACTTTTGAAGCTGGATTAATATTTACTAGCGCTAGAACACCAGAGCAAATGACAAGTACTGCTACAGCAAATAAAGTTGTAGACACAAATAAAAACTTTACTGAGCTAGGCGTTAGTGTAGGTGATATAGTTGAAGTAAGAAGAGCAAACTCAAGCCCAATTGCATTAGCCGAAATAACTAACGTTGCTGAAACAGAATTAACACTTAGTGATAGTATAATACCTGACAACAATTATAGATTTTATAATATACAAACTAGCCAAGCGGCTAAAGATAGATTTACTTTAATAGGCACAAACAACTGGATTATATATGATTCAGGGCCTACAATTAGTTAACTATGTCAGTAATAGGAATAGAAGGAGAACTTGAAAATAATTGGTTGTTTATATACGACAATGATGGTTTTGTAGCCAATGTGTTTACAAATAGAAAAAATAGGATAGTATTATTTGGTAATTTAGCTAAAAACTCTAACGTAATGTTTAATAACCAGAGAGCTTTAGAAACATATAATACTGAAGATGAATTAGAATCTGCTGTAGATATTTTTGTTAATGAACCTGGTTATTACAGAGAACAAGCAGAGAGTAGCACTAGTGAAGTATATTTAGGTGAAAGTGTAAAATACCCTGTAATTATACCTAATGAAGAAGAATAATATAAATTAAATTTAATCAAATGAAAATAAAAGAAGAAGAATTAAAAGTAATTCAAGATCAGCAACAAAAATTAAATGAGCTAGTTCATAATATAGGTTTATTAGAAAGCCAAAAGCATGGGCTACTTCATGATATTGCTGAAGTAAATAAAGAAGTTGAAAATTATAAACAAGTTTTAGAAAAAGAATATGGTTCTGTAAACATAAACTTAGAAGACGGTAGCTATACTAAAATAGAAAAAGATGACAAAGATAAGGAAGATTAGTATAGGTTCTGATTATAAGAACGACGCTATGCATTATTCTACTGGTCAAGAAGTTTATGGTGGTCATACTATAAGTGACATTTTATTTGAGGATAAAGATCAATCATACAATATATTTATAACTAAAGATGATGAAGTACTTCCTTGGAAAAAATTTAATAGTAATATGGCTATATCTGTAGAGTACGATATTAAATACTAATGAAAAGTTTATATGATTTTATTATTAAGCCTTTAGAAAACAGGTACAATAATGAAATAAAAGTAAGTGATAAAACACTTATTATTAATACCACAATAGAAAACCACCGATTCGTGAGCAAAGAAGCAGTTGTTGTTTCGGTGCCAGCTGCTTATAGCTCACCTATTAAACAAGGTGATAAAGTCTATGTTCATCATAATATGTTTAGAAGATGGTATGATCAAAAAGGTAGAGAGCGAAATAGCTCAACACATTTTAAAGATGATCTATATTTTTGTTCGCCAAATCAAATATATATGTATAATAATAAGTGTCATTTAGATTATTGCTTTATTAAACCAATATTAAATAAAGACTCTTTAATGAACAGAAAAGAACAGCCTAATGTTGGTATAGTAAAATATAGTAATAGTTCGTTAGAAGCTCTTAAAATAACACCTGGAACGCTTATAACTTTCACACCTAACTCAGAGTTTGAGTTTTTAATAAATGGTGAAAGACTTTATTGTATGAAATCAAATGATATAGCTTTAGTAAATGAATACGAAGGAGACGAAAAAGAATATAATCCAAGCTGGGCAGCTAGCAGTTAAAGAGTTAATTAAAGTAGCTAAAGAACCTATAGTAGATACTGGCGAAGATGTAACTGCAGATCGTTTAAAAAATGCGGCAGCTACTAAAAAGCTAGCTATATTTGACGCATTTGAGATATTAAATAGATTAGAAGAAGAAGAAAACTTATTAGAAGGCAAACCAAAAGAAGAAAAGAAAGAAAGAGTATTTAAGTTTGCAGAAGGGAGAAGCAAGTGAGTTACGAGCAAACACTTTGGAAAGAGATAAAAGACGTTGTTAATCCTAAGTTATTAGCTAAAAACAACAGATATAAAAAGTGGAAGTACGGATATAACGAAGATTACGATTTTATAGTAATAAGCAAAACAGGACAAATTGGACAGATCATTGAAATTCAAAACTTACGCATTGCTTTACCAGCAACACATGAACCGTACAAACGAAGCAAAGATAAGAAGGAACAATATTGGGAAAAGTTTGAATACCCAAAAGAATTACAAAGAATAAAAACTAGATTTGATTGGGAAGAATACCCAATGGATTTTAGAGAGAAATGGTACGATTATATAGATGAAGAATTTAAACGAAGAGAAGAAGGTTTTCATTTCTACAATAATGGCAACCCTGTATATATTACTGGTACTCATTACATGTACTTGCAGTGGTCAAAAATCGATGTCGGTGCACCCGATTATAGAGAAGCAAATAGACTATTCTTTATATTCTGGGAAGCATGTAAAGCAGACAGCAGATGTTATGGAATGTGCTACCTTAAAAACAGACGGAGTGGATTTAGCTTTATGGCATCAGCCGAACTTGTTAACTTGGCAACGATCTCAAGCGATTCAAGATTTGGTATACTCTCCAAAACAGGAGCTGATGCAAAGAAAATGTTTACAGATAAAGTTGTACCAATATCCGTTAACTATCCGTTTTTCTTCAAGCCAATACAAGATGGTATGGATCGGCCAAAGACTGAACTGGCATATCGCGTTCCGGCATCGAAACTTACTAGAAGAAAACTGGAAGAAAATATTAAGTCTATAGACTTACAAGGTCTTGATACGACTATTGATTGGAAAAATACAGGTGATAACTCTTATGATGGTGAAAAGCTAAAATTATTAGCACATGATGAAAGTGGTAAATGGGAAAGACCTGATAACATATTAAATAATTGGAGAGTTACAAAAACTACATTAAGATTAGGATCAAGAGTTGTAGGTAAATGTATGATGGGCTCAACATCAAATGCATTAGATAAAGGTGGAGAAAACTTCAAAAAATTATACTATAATTCAGACGTTACAAAAAGAAATAGAAACGGACAAACATCTTCTGGCCTCTATTCTCTTTTCATCCCT